CCAAAATTCAGGATGATGAGCATTGGTTAATACATGATGAGTTGTTGCTTTCAACATTTTTTCTTTCATTTCATCACTAACATTAAACTCAACGCCATTAGCTCTGGATTTATAAACCCAAGAAACAAACACATAAGAATAATATTCAGGTTCTTCAAATTTAGAAAGATCATGTTTTTTCACAATATCATTTAACCCAAGAGATTTTAAATATTCAAATTCATCAGCTAATAGATTTGCATATTTTTGTACTCGTTTAATATGAGATTTTGTTCTCTTATTAAAATGATTTGCCATATCATCAGTTAATTTCATGACATTTTATCCTCTAAATATTTATTTTGGTCGCCATTACGGTCCATTTCATTTTGGGTAATTTCGTATCCGGTACCGGTTCCTTCTGAACCATACCAACCAGCACCTTTTAATTCAAATGAACCTTTAAAATCCATCATTCTATTCATTTTTCCACCACAAGAGGGACAACGAACCAAATGTCGTTTACGATCATAATCCATTAATTTAATTTTAATTTCATGAACTTCATCACACTCAGCACATTTAAAATCATATACGGGCATTTATTGCTCTCCTAAAAGTTTTCTTAGATTTACTTAATTTTAATTTTATTTCTGTTATTCCTTTAAAACCAGAATAAATATTTGCTTTAATTACTTTCCTTAATGATGCTTTATCTATATTCTTTTCAATCAACTCACCAAAATCTTTTGCTTTAATTCCATTTGGCCAAATAAAACATTTTTCTCCTCGTTCTAAATATTTTAATGTTTTCTCTTCACCTGTACGATCATTATCAAATACAAATATTCGTTTAGGTAAGATTTTTAAAACGGGTTTTGAAAGGTCAGCTCCTAACATTGAAATGGAATTATTAATAACATAAGAATCAATAATAGATTCAAAAACATAAACATTAGCAGTTTTATCAACTTGAAATAAATTATAAACTTTATAGGAAGTATTCGGCATAAACGTATGAAAGCGTTTTCCTTCTATTGATCTTCCTTGAAATCCATAAGCTCTTTCTGAATTATACCATAATGGAAATATTAACATTTTCCCAAAAGAATATTTTTCATGTGGACAATATAATAATGTTTTAATAACTGAATCGGGGATTTTCCGTTTTTTACAATATAACAAAGCATCAGACGCTTCAGGATCATATAATGAAATAAATGTATTTTTATTAAACGGAAATATATATTTTGGTTTATCCTTCAATTCGTTATTTGGACTAATATTTATATATTTCTTTTTTGAATGAATTCTTCCTGCTTTAATATCTTCAATATATTTCTTTTTTTCGAATTTTTTATATTTTTCAAAAACAATAGGGTCAATCAAAGAAATAAATTTACGAACTGATGTACCTTCAGGAAGGCAATTATGACACATGAAGGTATTATGATCATACTTCACTCCTGCTAAAAGAATCCACCCACGACGTTTATGAGGTGATTTTCCTTCGTTACATAAAGGACAAGAAAAATTATAACCAGCTTCTCGCCTTTGAAGATTTCGAAGAGTTAATTCATTAATGAATTGTAACTCATCATATGGGTCTAGCATGCAAATTCACAAAGCTCGTTTGGTGAAATAATTTTTTCTGTGCATGGTAAAGGCGATTTAATTGTATTTTGAGCATTATATTCTTTAATATTCAAAATACATTTTTCAACATGTTCACAATGCAAACAACAAGCATTAGAATTTAAATAACAAAATTTAGGTCTTGATTCTGCAGAACAGAAAAATTTATTCGCCATCAAATTATCTTTATCCATTTTTAATTCCTTTTAACTAAAAAAATCTTCGATTGAGGTTTCAACAACATTTTTAATTACTTTTTGTGATGCTGGTTTATAAACATCTTTTCGCTGTATTAATTTAAATTGATTTAATTTAACCGCCATTTGTCTCATTTGCTTTTTAGAACAAAAACTTAATAATTTTGAATGATTGAACGTTCCTTTATTATAATTATTATACATTAATAATATCTCTTTTTCAACTTCTTTCGGAATAAAATCAAAATCAATCATTTTTTGATTGAATTCATAACGCTCTTTTAGTTCTGGATTAATTTTAAAATAATCATCTAGACCTTCATTTAAAATCTTTTCAGCAGTTTTAATTCCAACACCTTTTTTAATTTGCTTTAGATTATCATCACCCGCTAATATAAAATGTAATTGTTTACTACGCTCTACATCGATTGGTGCTAGAATCTTTTTCTTAATAGGATCATATAAATGAATATTATCTGTTTGTAATTGATGGAAATCTTTATCACCTGAACAAACATAAACATCTTCATTAATAGGAGCATTACGAGCTAATACAGCGATAACATCATCAGCTTCTGCCAAATCCACTTTAATCACTTTAAAATCAGAATATAAATCTAATGCTTGAACACCTTCATTAAAAGTTTCCCATAATTTATCCCATGGAACAGATTCATCTTTTTTGCGGTTACCTTTATATGTTTGGTTTTTATATTCTTCAAATTTTTTAGAATGTTTAATATAAAAATCATTGCGCCATGAAGGTTTAGAATCCAAAGCTAAAACAACTTCATTTGTTATAGAAGCTTTGAATTTATTAGCTAAGGTTAATACCGAATTAAAAATTAAATGAATCATATATCCTTCATTTAATTTACCTGTTGGTAACATTTCGCCTTTAGCGTTTTTTTCATATTCTAGAATATCTTTTTTCATCATATGAAAATTTCGCATAAAAAGGTGCGACATATCGATTATAATCATTTTTATACCTTATTGAACGATGATTTCTGAACCATCTTCTTTAGCAACAGGAATAACTTTCCCATTCTCATCACGCTCATAAATTCGTTTGGATTCGATATTTTTAAGTTTTTCTTGAATACTTTCACCCGGAATATCGTTCCAATATGTACCAAGAATATTATACATTTGAACACTCGCCTGCATAACTTCTTCAGCTAATTTTGGATTTTGTTGATCTTGTTCAAAACGATTATTAGCATTAAATACAACCATTCCAGCTTCCAATAGATCCAATAAACGCTCATAACGTTCTCTTAGACCAATTTCATTACCACATGTTACACATCTTAATTGACTCATTTCTTTACTCCTTTGTTAAAATGGAAAGTCATCATCTGGATCGATAACTTCTATAATTGTTTTGTAATCATTAAACAAATAATCCAGAAACATTTCCACAACTTTAATTCTAATTGATTTATCTTTTTTCGCCATTTGACCTAATTTAGTCTCACTGATTTCATCCATCCATTGGTTCAATTGATTAATTTTTTTAATATTTTCATCTTCATAAACCAAAATATTAATAGAAACTTTTAATATTTCAGGTTTAAAATAAATTTTGAGATTTCTAATATTAAACATATCATGTTGTGAATAATTAGCAATATCTTCATAAGTAATATCTGGAAAATAAGAATTTAAACGAGGTATAAATCTTTCATATTCTGATTTAGAGAATACTAAATCGTAATCAGAATCGTCATGATATCCACCCCAACGTCTTGAACCAATCAATATCCCTGTTTCCATAAAATAATCAATAATTTTTTGAAGTTTTTCTTTTCGTTCTTTATTCATTAGTTTTTCTCCTAATCAAATTTCATTCCTATATCTTCTATCGCTTGCTTATCTTTTTTCTCACGATCTTTTTGAGCTTGCCACGATAATTCATCTTTAATATGTTGTGGTAATTCTTGTTGATCTTCAGGTAGATCTTCTAATCTCATATGACATCTTGTAACTCCTACTGTATATATTTCATTAATATTATCACCATATCTAGTTTTAAGAACTTTAAATAAATATTTCCCTAATTTAAATAATTCTTCATTTTGAATAATTGCATATAAACCATCAACTGTCATTGGTAGACCATATGAATCTGCTGTATCATCCATTCCAGTTTCATTACCCGATTCAGCACCACCTCGATTTGTTTGTGTTGCAGTTAAACAAGCACATTTAAATTCTCGAGCTAATCCTCTCATTTCTTCAGCAACAGTTTTTACATATAAATAAGAGTTTGACATTGCAGATGCTGGTAATCTAAATGATGAAAATAAATTAATATAATCTAATATAACAACATCAGGTTCAAACCCATCTTTTAATTTATATTCTTGTAATAAATTTTTCAAATGAAGAGCATTACAAGCCCCCGCTGAATATTCTTTAATTTTTAATTTACCCGAAACCTTTTCGTAAATAGTTCTAATTTTCTTTAAATATGTTTTACGATCTAATTCTAAACCGAGATCATCCATTTCCATATCTAAAAAGTTAGCATCAACCCGTTTAGCAATTAAATTTTCATCCATTTCACCAGATACATAAAGAACATTATAACCTAAACGTGTAAGAGCAGTTGCCATATGACAAAGCCAAAGAGTTTTACCAATATTTGTACGACCAAGTAAACAAGAAATTGATTTACGTCTTAGACCGCCATTTAACGCTTTATTAATCGCATCAACATCAAAAGCGATAATTTCTTCTTCATTGGTATAAAATTCATAACGTTCGGGGGCATCTCTAAAATAATCATGACCTAAAGAAACAGTAAAAGAAATGGAAAGAGCATCTCGAAATAAATCAGGTAATGCTCCTTTTGTGAGATTTTTTTCACCTTCAGAATCCATAACAAGATCGACCGCTTTTTTCAAAACATTTTCAAATGCCATATCCTGTGCAAATTTTTCAGTTTCATTAAATAATAAATCATCATCTACTTGATCTAAAGATTTAACTTTTTTAATATAATCTAAGGCTTGAGCGGTTTCGCCTTCTGTCAAATCCATATCATTTTCGATAAGAAGACGGACATCTGCAGCAGTCGGTTGTTTATTATATTCATCAGAATATTCTTTAATTTTTTTAAAGACAATTTGTTCTATTTCATCGAAGAAATCTGCTTGGAGATGTGCGATAACTTTTCGATAAAAATTTGGTTGGGTCATTAGCCCAGTAAATATATTCTCTGAATTCATTTATCTCTCTATTAGTTAGATTAAAAAAGCACTTTATCTGTTATCTTATTAATACAATTTTAACAAATAAAGTGCTTTATGTCAATATTTTAATTCAATTTTTTTTTAGAGATCTTCTGGTGTTTCTCCTGATAAGTCAAGAACAAAATCAGCATCACCATAACGAAACATTTCGGTTAAAACTTCTTCAAAACCTTGATTAAGAAAATCTTCCCAAAATTCTTCATCTGTACCTTCTTCTACAATCTTTTTAGATACTTGAGGTAATGTATTAATCCATTCTTTATAAGCAGTTTTAGCATCTGCAGTTTTACCTTGACATTCATCTGGAATCACTCCTCCAATATTAACACGATAAGATCTAGCTCTATCTGGGAGAATTAACCAACCAACACTTTCAGCGGCAATATCTAAACCTGAATATCTAGCTAAACCTTTTTCAAATGAAATTTTAAATTTAACTTTTGTTTTTTCACGTGCTAATCTATTTTTAGTTGCTTTAGAAGTAAAAATTCCCCCAATAACATCATCGCCTTGTTTATATTGAGCTTTAGTTAATTCTAATGTACAAGAGTTAGCATAAGCGGGACCTGATCCACCAGCCACAGTATTTCCACCAAAAAATGAACCAATTGTAGCATAAACGTGGTTGACAGCCATAATTGGAACATTAAGAACACCTGCTTTAACAGTTACGGTTCTAAATAGAGCTTTCAATTTTTGAGCTCTGGTCATATCTCTAGTACCTTTACCATCTGTAGCATCTTCTAATTCTTTTGTTGAAGAAAGGTTACCAAGAGAATCAACAACAATCATCACACGATCGTCTTTAGAAAGATCGTTAAGAATATTCAAAATAGAAGTTGTTAATTCTTCAACAGTAGCAACAGGAACATACATCAATTGAGATAGATCTAAGCCACGAGATTCCATTGAATTAGCATCATTCGCTGCTTCAGAATCGTAATATATAATAAAATAACCATCTTTTTGAGCGTTAAGAATAGTTTCTAAACAAATAAAAGTTTTACCTGAAGATTCGGGTCCAGCCATTTGAATAACACGTCCAGAAGGAATACCTTTACGAGGATAACTTGAAATTTGTGCATTTAGAATTATTGCACCAGTATCAATATAATCACGAATTTTACCATAATTTTCGTCATCAAAGAAACCAGCATTTGGATTTTTGCTCGCTGAGAGCATACGGTCGCGCATTGATTTTGCCATTCTTTTCTCCTTTTCTTCACCTTATTCCCCTGTGCAAATATTGCGTGGGTACTTTTGGTTACTATTAGTTAGAATGTTTTATTTAGAAGGGTGTTTTAGGTGATCTACCCAATCTTGACGTAGATCACCTAATTTATTTGTTTTAATAAATTCAGCAGCGAGTTCAGCGGCTTTAGATGCGTTGTGCCGAGCGGAAAAAGTAACTTCTTCGTCACGAGAGGTCAACCAGCCAACAAAACCATAAATTGCTTCTGAACCTTTTAACATTTAATAATCTGCCGTCTCTTGAATACGAGATTGAGCGACTTGAATAGTTATTGGAAGATCCACAGGTGGAAAATCTGCTTCTGGATCACTCGAATAAGCATACGCTGTATTAGCGTGTTCTAAGTTAGGGTTAGTTGCTTTAATAACTCCTGAAACAGTAACCATACCATTAACATCAGGAGCTGTAATAGAAGCTTCCCAAATTGATTCAAATCCTAATACTTTAACAACTAAAGCCATAATATATCCTTATAGAAATTTTTTAAATTTATCTAAACTAGATTCATCAGATTCAATCTTTAATTCAGCACGAACTTTTTGATTTAAGATTTGAATAAATTTAGCATCATTCTTATCTAAACCTTCTTGAACTAATTCTTCCATAAAGCCATCCCAAACTTTAGCTACAAGTTTAGCTGGAACTTTTGCTTTACGAGAAAGACGTCTAAAATAGCGTTCTTGTGATTGAAACATAATATATCCTTTTTAATAATGTTATTTATAATTATGATTCAATCAGTTTAATATCTGAAAAACCATTATCGGTTTTAACTTCAAATAAACGATCAATCTTCTCAGGATCAATATTCCCAGAATGACTCACAGTAATAATTTCTTTATTTTCTTTAGTAGAAATCTCTTTTAAAATATCAAACAAAATATTCTCTCCAAATAAATCCACCCCAGTTGTTATTTCATCCAAAACTAAAACATTACAATTAGATTTACGATTTTTAATTTGTGAAAAATCAATAAATGTAAACAATACTGATAAATCAATTCTACGTTTTTGTCCTTCCGAGAAACAATTATAATTAGATCCTTCTTTATAACGTGAACCAATTACATCATTAAATTCAGTATCAAAATAAAATAAAATATCTGTTTTAAATTTTTGAAGATATGTATTTAATATTTTATTAATATGTGGTAAGTATCGTTTGATAATAAATGATTTAATTCCATCATCCGATAATAATGTTTTTAATATTTTTAAATGCTTTTGTTTTTTAGTTAATGCGTTATAATCTTTTTCTAATTGATCTCTTTCTTTTATTAATTTTTTTAGATTAGATTTATCGATAACTATTACTTCTTTTTCCGTCTCAGACTTTGCTATATCACGTTCAATACGTTTAATATCTTTCTGTATACTTTGTATACTGTTTTTTACGAACGTTGAATTAACAAGCATTTTTTGAACTTTTGTTAATTGTTTTTTAAGATCGTCCAATTCTTGTTTTTTATCATTTAAAGTATCTTTAATTTGTTGCAATTCATTCTTAAAATCGTTTAAAGAATCATCATTTTTCATTTCTTTAATTTTAGGACAACCAGGACATGTAGATTCAAATAACTCAATTTTATTCTCTAACATAATTATTTTTGTTTCTTTTTTCTTTTTATATTTTTTCATATTAGAGATAACTGAATTTAATGTACTGATTTGTGATTCTAGATCGATCTCCTTTTCCTTATATTTCTTTAATTTCTTTTCCGCTAATAAATATTCATCTAATTTTTCATTAGATTCTTTTAATTCTAATGTTAAATCTGAAATTTTATTTTGCGCTTCTTGTTCCATTTTTTCTTTAATTTCTTTTAAAGATTTAATATTAGATTCTTCAGCAAAAATTAAAGATTTATTAGAAGTTATTTTCTCTAACATGATATCAATATCATGTTTAACTTCATAAATTTTATCTCTCGATAAAATATTCATATGAGAAAAAACTTCAATACCTAAAATAGATTCAACAACTTGTCGTTTTTCAAATCTAGACAAATTCATAAATGAAAGGTTTTTAGTCATTGATTTAATAACAGTTTGATTAAAAACACTTTCATTCATTTGTAAGATTTCTTCTTCAATAATTTTTTGATAATTTTTGCTTGAAGAGGAAACGGGAACTAATTCATAATCTTCATCAATTAATTTCCAAACTTTTAATAATGCGGGTTTTAAACCACGTTCAATATAATAAGAAGTATTATTAACATCAAACCAAATTTTTACTAAAAGATTCTTTTTATTAATCCAATTTACTAATTGATCTAATTTTTGTTTTCTATATGTTTTCCCAAATAATCCAAAATATAATACATCAACCACACATGTAGATTTCCCCGCGCCATTTTCACCTGCAATTCTTGTTATTGATCCGGGGGCGAATTCCCATGTTGTAGGTGTATTTCCATATGATAAGAAATTTTTAAATTCAATTTTTTTGAACTCTATCATTCTTCAACGACCTTCTCAGAACTCTCTTTATATAATTCTTGGAACATTTCAATTAAATAATTTTTATCAATATCTTGTTCAAATGTCATACCACCTAAATAAGATGATACAGTTGTTTCTAAATCCGTCTCTTCTTGAATTTGCTCTTCGATTTCAGAAACATCAAATGATTCAATAATTTCATTTGAATCTATTAATTCTATTTTATATGAATCTCTTGAAACAGTAACTAATGATTGATAAAATGAATCTAATAGAGCTTGATGTTCTACATTCTTTAATATTAATTTACAATAATTATTTTTTGCTAAATTTATTGCTTCTTCGATTGTTATATCAACTAATGATCTTTTCTTAATACCAGCAACATGTAAATATTGCTCTCCATTTAATTCAGAATAATATAATTTTAAGAATTTAGGATTAACTTTATTCTCAATATATTTTACTTTATAATCATCAGCTAAAGTATAAAAACCTTTTGTTTCACCATAATCATTCCATGTAATAGGATATTGAGTACCTAGATAATAAACATTCTTTTTAGTAGATTTAATATGAAAATGACCAGAGAATGTTAATTTAAATTTCTCAAAATCTCCTATTTGGAATCCATCATCCGCATAAGTATTTGCGGTCATTTTAAATCCAATAGTTTCGAAATGACCACAGCAAATATCAGCAGATTTTTTAAATTTAAATTCTTGAGTGTTAATCACCCAAGGAACCATTAAAAATGTATATTTACCAATTTGAATTTTCTCTTGTTCATTATATACATGTATATTATTAAATTCTCGAGTGTTTTCAATTAAATAATTAATTTCCATTGAAGATTTATAATATAAATCATGATTACCCACTAATATATGTAAATTAATATTATTATCGTTAAAGAATTTAAAAAATCTATTTTTAATTTGTTGATTTATCCAAAGGTCAATAATATTCCTATTATGCACAAGATCGCCACAATGAATAACATTTTTAATATTATTTTTTAAACACCAAGGAAAAAATTGTTCCTCAAAAAATAACATCATCGATTCAAAAACAGTTTTATTAAATGATTTGTTTCCAAAATGTGTATCTGTAATAAAAGGGATTAAACCATCATCTTGAAATTTTTTCATAATTCGTCTTTTAATAATTTCTCAATAGGAGTGAATTGTGTTTTAATAATTTCTTCTTCTTGCATTTCCAAATCAGCTATACCTTGATTATCTTCATCTTCATAAAATAAATTAATATCTTTATAATCATGAGTTGCTATTTTTGGATCGGCATCTTTTAAAAGATCAAATTTAAGATCAGCAAATTTTTTCTCTTTATTAATAAATTGAATAAATGCATTATGACAATATTGAGTAAAATAAGCAAAAGCATTATTTGATTTTTCTGGATCAAAATTGTGAGCGTATCGAATACAAGTATAAAGAGCTTCACCTATCATATCTTCTTTATAGGTATATCCTGAAAAATTCGGTTTTGATGAATATCGTCTTGCTATTTTATAAAATGAATCCGCTATTTCATATGGGATTGGAGGTGGTTCTTCACCTTTTTCTTTCGCTGACCTATATTCTAAAACCCATTTTGTGACTGCTGCCGTAAACTCCTTATTATTTACATAATGTTCGTGTTTAACTCTAGCCATATAATACCTCTTTTTCTTAATGTTTTTTAATTATATTATACACTAGATTTACCATTGGTCAACTTTATTTAAATTTGTAAATTATAGATTTCCAATTAAGACCTTTATCCTCATATATTTTTATTCTTTCTTTATAATGTTTTAATGACGCATTTGAATAAATTGGATAATTTTTCATTCGGATTGAGCAATCGTCAACAATATCATAAATAGTTACTTTGGTTTTACCTTCCATTTTTCTTAATCCACGTCCAATAGATTGTAAAACTTTAACTTTAGATTTATATGAGCTAGCAAATATAATGTTATGAATATTTTTGATTGAAATTCCTGTACTAAATGTACCATATGACGCTAATAAAATCATATCATCTTCAACATCAATTTTTTTACGCATCATATTTCGTTCGTCTGTTGAAACATCACCATCAATATATACAACTTTTTTCTTATTTCTAAACGCTTTTTCTAATTCTTCTTTTAACGGTAATCCATGCTTTCCTTTTTTAGCAAATAAAATCATTGTATTTCCTTTACATGATTTTTCTACTAAATTTATTAAAAATTCATTACGTTCAGGTAAATTGTGAATATAATCTAATTCTTCATTATACGCCGAAGGAGCCGGTAAACCTTGTTCTTTTAAATCTCTTTCTTGATTACGAAGTTCTGTAATCATTAATGCAGCTTCTTTTCTACGTTGTTGAGAATATTTTAATATTACAACCATTATTTTAACTTTTGGAATCCAACCTTCTTTTTCCATTTCTTTATAAGTAGTATATGCTTTAATTGGACCTAATGACCCAACAATATTAAAATAATTAGAACGTTCTTCATTAGAATCTTTAGATGGATATGTTCCAGACATACCAATACGCCATTCAGCATTACAACACCAATTAGCGATATTTTTTAATGATGTAGCTTTTGCTCCATGACCTTCATCAATAATTAAAGCATCAAATTGTTCAAATATACTTTGATCTTTATATAATGATTGCCATGTTGATATTGTAATTGGAGCACCGAACCATTTTTCTTGTCCGCCATAAATTCTATGAACATTATCTCTTACATTATCCCAACCAAAATCAAACCAATCTCCATATGATTGTTCAACTAAAGTGGTAGTTGGAACAACCATTAAAACTTTTAATCCTCGAGCGATTAAATAACGAGCGATCATATATGAAATTAATGTTTTACCACCAGATGTTGGAACTTCAATATTAATATGTTGTTTTGTTAATGCATCATAAACAGATTGATATTGATAAGGTCTTGGTTTAGATTCTATTAATTTACCATGTCTATCTCTAAATTGGATTTTTAAAGCTTCAACATATTTTTTAAATAATTTTGGATCTAAATCGTGACCTTGTTTAAAATCGGTTTCTATTTTATAACGTCCACGAGCAAAATCGTAAACTTCATTTAATAATCCAATATTTAAATGTTGGGTATCTAGAGGGAAATGATAGATGAATCCATCCCAAAATTGTGCTTTATATTTTGGATGGAATCTATAATTAGGGGCGTATGCTTTAAAATATCGTTCTAATTCTCCAAGAATTATAGGATTAGCATCTATAAATACGACCGCTGAATTGAGTTTTTTGATAGAGATTATATCGTTCAAATTTTAATTCTTTCATTAGAATTCGTCCTCCACATCTTTTTCTTGTAGAGCGACAGCACGTTTCCAGGCATCTCGCCAATCAATAAATCGTTGTTCTAAATATTTATATGCCATAGATTTCGCTTCTTTAAAGGATTTGAATTCAGTAGGAACAGGAGATTTTTCAACATCAGTATACATACCATCGAAATAAACATCAAAATATTCGCCTTCACCTAATTGAATATCTTTTTGTTTAAGTGACCTAATCCGTTTCATACCCTCTTGAAAATCTTTTTTTCTTTGAGAAGTTGTTTTTACTAAATCTTTTTTAGCTTTAGCGAATGAATTATATTCACCATGAGGAGATTTCAAAATTACAGAATATGTACCATCCTCATAATAAGTATAACGAATTTTCTCTTTTTTCTCTTTTAACAATTTTATAAATTTATTGTCCATGGGTAAACTTCATCCATTCTATGTACGATTTTATCTCCCAGCCTCGAGATTTAATCGCATCCAAAGTAGAGTCAATATAATCAATTACATCACTTGTAATTGTAGCAAGATCCGCAATTTCTGCATATGCCGGATCGGTTTTAATCATATTTTGATATTCTTCTTTTGTGTTTAATGTAAAAGGATAATCTGTTTTATAATATTCATATGCTTTTTTCCAAGCTTCCATTCGTTTATATTCAAAAGAATGATGAAGTTGGAGCCAATTAGCTCTAATACCTAACCATTTCATAGTTTTTTCGGTATTATCAAATGCTTTATGAAGATCTGCTTTTGAAAATTTAACATCTTTTCCAGCATCATCTCTTAATTTTTTAAATCGATCAATTAATTCTTTTCGACGTTCTTCATAATCCATTGATTATCCTTTATGTTCCCATGCTGTAAATATATAAGTATCATCATTGAAAGAAATCCAACGTAAACCTTTTAATTTTGCAATTTTTGAAAGTTGACTTGGATCTAAACGAATACCAACACCTTTTTGTGATCTAACTATTAAACCAGTAATAATACCATGAATACCAGAATGAATATTATTTTTATTTATTGTAATTGGAGCTTTTAGAATTTTTGATAATTTATCAATTTCTTTAACTATATATTCTGGCATTTCATTTTCTTCAATTGCTGAAGCTTCTGTAAGATATTTTTTTATATTTTCTATATTATTCATAATAACATGATTCCTTTCAAAAATCAACTTTTTATTATTTATCTTCTTTAAAATTTCTTGTGAGTAGAAACTATATTACCCTCTCGCCCAACTATGTTTTTAGTATAACATGAACTCTAAATCTCGTCAAATTCTTTTTTAAAATTGATTCTAATAGACTTTCTTTCAAAACATAGTATACATTATATATTTATAATTAAAGTTTATGGATACTATCAAATCTTTACAAATTTAGATAAAAAAAGGGGTGCTAGTAAAAACCAACACCCCTTTTTTTATATATAGCAATTACTAATTAGTAAAGGCTTGATCCTGCAATTGAAGAACCACTAAAGTCAGCGAAGAAACGACGATAATAGTTAGAAGCTCCGAAGAGATTCTCAATCAATGCATAACGTGTCATAAATCCAATTTTTGGTTGGAAAGAAGTTGGATCAACAACTTTTTGAACCATCAATGGAACATATGGACAGTAAACAAGACCAGTATCAAAAGCACCTGGACCTTTATAACCAACAGTAATATAATCTACCATTGCGAAAGTATCAACATAAACAGTGAAACGTCCGTCAAGAACACCAACTTTAGAAACACCAGTTCCAGCACTAACAGTACCAGGAACAGCTGAGTACATGAAACTAGAAAGTGATTCAAGAGCGGTTGCGACGTTTGTAGAGCAAATAATAAAGTTACCAGCGCCACGACGTGTAGTCAATGCGATAGTATTTGCTTCTTTAACAATACGTGTATAAAGTGTACGGAATTTCTCAGCTTCCCAACGACCATCGGATACATTAGAACCTACAGCGATTGGAGTACCAGAAGAAAGACCATAAATCCATGGTTTAAGACCTGAAGTCGCAATAGTATTCATCTTGTCAACTAATTCACGGTCAATTTCAGCACCAACTTCATATTCAATAATGTTAATGAGCTCTTGTTCTGCATTAAGACCATGAACTGATTTAAGGTCTTGAGCTAATTCCATTGAATATTCAGCTTTCAATTTACGAGTTTGTGCTTCAGCTGCTACACGCTCAAGACTCATTTTCATGGTCTTCATTTCTTTTTCACGGTCAGAAATAGTTGAACCAGCTTGACCCATTTGCTCACCAAATTGAGTTGTTACTTTATCTGCATAGTTTTTGAAGATGATGTTGAAACCAGCTTCGTTACCTAAACAAAGTTCAGTTGCTTGATCACTAGGAGTACCAGTTGAATCGATGGAAATAACACCACCTGAAACTGGAACTGCAGTACCTGAGATGTCAACCAAAATACGACCAGGCTCAGTATAAACAACAACTGCGTCTTCAGTAGTAGAACCAGCACCAAAACCAATTGGTGTAGTTTCAGGAACAACTAAAGTATCGTCAGCGAGTACGATTGCCCATGATTTGAAACCGAATGGGTTTGAAGAATCACCACGGTTAAGACCTTGCTCATCAAATGGTGCAGGATAAGGACGAGCTTCTGCTTCAGCGCCAGCGCCATAACGGAAACGAATTGCGTAAGCGTAACCAGTAGGACCGTTAAGAGGCTGAACACCAACGAGATCGTTAGCTAAAAGACCTGGGAATACACGGCGAACTGCTGGTACGAGGATTGGAAAGAAAGGCGCCATATCGCCTGTATTATTTTGTTCTTCTTGAAGAACATACTCTTCCTGGTTTTCAAGAATTTGAGCCATTGCCTCAGCTTCTTGAACAGGCTTGAGTTTATTACCTTCAGCGGTAATAACATCATTCCATTTTTCAAGTAAAATTTTTGACATTTGTATTTCTCCTATATTATACTAATTGTGTGAGGTAACTGGTCATTCTTGTTGGCTCACGTTCTTCGTCGAGTTGCTCATCTTCGATTTCTTCATCGAGACGATTTTCCTCTTTAGATTCGTCAACTGAAACGATTGATTCACCAAGAACTTCAAGTTTTGATTTAAATTCTTCTGCATCACCATTGAAAGTGATTGTTTTTGCTACTTCGCGGAATTTCTCTTGATCTGATTCTACTTCAAATTCAGCAGCAATTCCTTCAACGATCTTCTCAACTTTAAGAGCTTCAAGTTCTTTACGAGCTTCGATAAGTTCTTCAGTCTGAGAATTAATAGTTGCTTTTGCTTCTTCAAGTTCAGCTTCATTTGAAATACTGTCGTCTGATAATTTCATATTGAAATCATTTACAACACCTTCAAAAACGCTAAGAACTTTTTGTGCTGTTTGTACTTTAACAGCATCTTCAATCTGTTGCTCATTTTCTTGAGTAAACTCTTCAACAAAGTATGTAAGATATTCATCTAATTTAGTAGTGAGTGTATCTTTAAATTCACTGATTTCTACTTTATTAGATTCTTCAAGTTCTGTTTCTTTTGCTTCGATAGCAGCATTAACAGCACTTTCAAACATAGCGGTCATTTCGAGTTTAACCTCATCATTGAGCAGCTCAGAATTGATCTTTTCGAAAAGCTGGTCTAGCATGATGTGTTCTCCTATTGTTTGTGTTAAAATTGGATTATTAAATCCATAATTACTTATAACTAAAATTATTTATAATATCAGTTAAAATATTAGATTTTATGTTACTCTTCTTCTTTTTCAAATGGATTTTTCTTCTTTTTCTTCTTTTTAGGTTTTTCTTCATCTTCATCAGAGTCATCAGATTCACCTTTTTCTTCTGAATCTTCATCAGAATCTTCTTTTTTAGTAAAAGGATTCTTTTTCTTCTTTTTCTTATCCTTCTTCTCATCTTTTTCTTCAGAGTCATCTTTTTTCTTAAATTGCTCTGGAACTTCACCTTCGAGTACGTCACGTAATTCAACAGTACCCTCGAGTAAACCTACATACATCTCTAATTTATCTTTCATGATTTTTATCCTCGATTTGAAATTGTGTTAAGGAAATCCTCAAACACTTTTTTAGTAGCATTGACGATATCTTCCTTAGCATATTCGTCGAGTTTATCTTTTAAATCTTCAACTTCTTTTTCTACCAAAATACCATTTTCCATAACCCATTCAGTATTACTTTCGAGAATACCATTAACGAATGCATCAGGGGCACTTGGATCAGCAACAATATCAACAGTAATTAAACGGAAATCGTTTTGAACAACATTTTCCTTTAATGTACCAACTCCACGTGTACTAACCCCTAATTTAACACCAGACTCAATTAATGATTTAGCAATTTGACCCATTGGTGTATCCATAACTAATGATTTACCAATACCATTTTTGCCTTCCATTTTGAGTTCTTTAATAAGGTGGGAAACACGATCTAAATTGATTTCTGTTGTGTTTGGGTGACCTAATTCACCCATTGCGCGATTAGATGAAATTCTTGATTTTGTAAAATTAGCGACTTGTCCTTCTAATACTTTATGCGGATAAGTTCTACCATTACCATTTTTAACATCTGCTTGAAGATATGGTCCTGTGATATAGAAATTCTTTTTAGAAGCTTTACCTTCTTCGAGACTTTCTTCTTCAATGATCTCGTTTGTGATAGATGCTAAATCACAATCTTCTGTTATAATAAGTTGACTCATATTTAATCCTCTAATTTTTCGGGTTTATTTGACTAATTTTTCAAGTTTTTTATATTCAGGGTTTGTTTTAACCACAACATCTGATTTCTTTGCGATTACATTCCCTTTGCCTACTTTGACCGATATATCTCCATTACTTCTAATATCCAGAATTTCACCTTTTATTACTTTACCTAGTAATGCATCATATCTATTGGCATTTTTAATAATAACAATTTCGCCAGATTTCATTTTACTTTCAGCAAATAATTCTAAAAAACTTTTCATAATATTATTAGTCCTCTTTTTCATCATCTAAATTTTCATCATCAATCTCATCTTCGATTTCTTCAGCTGCGGCAATAATTGCGTTGGATAATTCTTTATTTGGCATTAGTTAATCTCCTTATTAGTTAATTTATACCGTTATTTATATAATTAAAAATCTAAGATTCTTTTACAGTTGAAGATCGCATAACAAGGATCTTCAGAAGCTGTACCGTCCGTCTTTAATAAAGGTGTATCATCTACTAAAGCTACAGTTATTTTTTCACCTAAACGTGATGATAATTGTAATTTAGATAAATTGTTAGTGTCAGCATCTGCATATCTAAATCGTACCTCAATCATCTTGCCGTGGAACAAATTGTCCTGACTAAACTCAACAGTGTACCACGGTGAGTTTGATTGTAATAATAATTGTTGTATTGAATAATAAGATTGTGATATAGCAGGAACTACTCTACCATATGCTGGAACATATTTCCAAATTGTAAATGTTAATGGATTGTTTTCTAAATCAACGTCACTCGAAAATCTTGTTACAATCGAAGTAATTATTAATTTATATCCTTCATATGGAGCACAAGTAAATATAGACGATTGTGCTTCACCTTCAGCAGGCCAATCCGCTGTTGCTGCAAAATCATGAGTTGAAATCATTAACGATTCGGGGACCATTGGTTGATTCATTTTCGTAAATAAATGCTTATATTCTGAAGGATCAGGTACATGAGATTTGAGAATAAAACCTTGTCCTGTATTACAATAGAAATATAATTTATTTCCTTCATAACCCATAAATATTTCGAGATTTTTAATACTTCTATAATTTAATAATTCTTTAACTGGGGTATTAATTGTTGTAAAATTAGACATTAATTATTCTCCAATTTTTTCATAATGAAAACGAGGTTCAACAAAAATCTTTGCAGTTTGTGAATCATTTGCATCTTGATAATAAACATATAATTGACTATCTCTATCTAATAAAATTCGTTCTGGTTTAGAATAGTCATATTCAATTGTAATAACTTTACTTTCCCCAAATGTGTAAATTCCAAGAAACTGTTCAATTTGTTTTGTTTCAGAATTTAATAACATCAAATTAACATTTGATTTAGGAGAATGTTTGTCTTGACGAATAACAAGTTTTTTTAATGTAGATTCACTAAATGTACAAACCATAAAAGCTAACGATTTATTTAATGCTGTAATATTATCTGTAGCTTCTACATGGTATAAATTACCATTTGTGTATTTTTGGGTGTCAGACCCATAAAATGATATTGATCCTTTATCTGGTTTACGAATAAATAAACCATAATAATCACCTTGAATTAATTTCCAATCATTTCGTGAAGCGCCATATTGCATTTTACATGGAGTAATTCGTTTGGTATCATTTTGTATTGTGAATGTTTTATAATCTCGATTGTCATCTAATGTTAAAATATCCCCAATAGAATTATAATTTGGGTTAGTTCCTAAATGAACTAACGATACTTCAGAACTGATATGAGTATTATCGATATTTGTGATAATTTGAACTTTATCTAAATAAGTCCAATGTGTCCAACAAGAACTTAAATTTTTAAAACAAAAACTAACAATATTTTCCCAATCAACAACATCTTTATTATAAAAAATGTCTTTATTAAAATGTTTATTTTCCCATTGATCGTCATCGAATGAGGAAAAATCAACTGTCGCAATTTGTCCAATATTATCTTTAATAATTAATTGCCAGCGAGAATCTTCATCTTCTGTTTGCCACATAAAATCGAAAGCTGCAAGATCTTTCCAATTTTGGTTTTCAGCAAAATGATAAGAAACATAATATCCTTCAGCTCGAGAGTTTACTCTCATTCCAACACAATAACCACCATCATAATCTTCCCAATCAACTGTTTGAACCCAAATACGATCAGAATTACTAGATTCCCAAGCTGCTTGCGCGTCAGTGGTTGAGGTATAATTACAATCATCAATAATCGTTATTTCTTCAGAATCTGGAAATGATCCTTTTGTGAGAAATTTAACATTGTTTACATTATCAAATGTTGCTTTAAAAACTTGCATTATTCCATCATGATCATCGTTATAAGATAAAGTATGCACAATATCTTTTTCGTATGTTTGAGAAATAGCAAAGTTTTTAGGTAAAACATGAAAATATGAACTAGAACCACGTTCAGGAACATTAAATTCATAATGTTGGTCTGTCATATAACTATTTGAATTTGCTACACCATCAAATGTATCTTCGTCTGTTCTTAAAACACCCATTATATAATTCCTTAAATTGTAGTAAATTCAACACCTGAAATATAAACTGACATATCAGCATGTTGAGCTGTTACATAAATTTTATCTCCAGTGTTTAATACAATTGATAATCCAGTAAACAATTTTGATTCTTCATCATTAACTAATGCATTTAAAAATACATAATGACTTGCTCCTAAAGTTTCGCCTGAAGGAACAATAGCAATTGAAATTCGTCTATTTGACGAATAATGATTAGTTAGCATTATTTCTTTTATGACAACTTTTGGTTGGGAAACAGTATAAACCAAATCATCTTGATTTGCTGTTGTAATATAATGCTGTGTTAATTTTATAGGAGTAGCAGTTAAAGCCATTAGTTAAGTCCCATCCATAATAATGTTTCGATTTTTTGTAAACGTAAATCTAAATCGTCAATTTCATCGTGTGTATGATTTAATTGTGAATATCTCGCATCCCCTCGAGTATTATTTAAATATTGAGTGTGATCGTCATCCATTAATCCAGCTAATGTTCCGTGATCTCCCCCAGCGCCGCCGCCAAATGAGCCAATAGGTGAACCCCATGTTCCACCAGATTTTTGATAATATTCGTTTGTTGTAGTATTAATATATAGATCAGTATTTTTACCTAATGAATCACTTGGTGCTGTCGTTCCGTTGTGAATCATCGATCCATCAGCGCCATCTTGTCCATCAGCGCCATCAATACCATCTTGACCTTGTGGACCTTGATCACCTCTAGTTCCTTTTAAACTAACAACTAAAAGGTTAGAACCATCATCCATTGTTTCTATTGTGACTGGTGCCTGATGTGATGTCTGCTGTGACCCTTGCCAGCACCAAATACGGACCAGCTTCTAAGAATTCTAACTCTCCATTTGAGTTTGCAAATTTAGAATTTGCAAATCTAGGTCCATCTAAATTAACAGTGATTGGTGTAGCGGTTAATTGTTGACCACCATACCAATCACCTAGCTCATACGCATCTAAAGGTATAGAAGTAGCAGCACCACCAACAAAATTGATAGTAACATCACCTGTACCGGGATCTGCACCAGTCCAAGAAAGACTAACATCAGTTCCTGGTAATATTTTAGTGATTAGGGCTTCGCCCGTAGTGTTTGTATCTATATCACTACGGGCGACTGACCCATCTCTAACTTCTCTAGTA